TAAGGTACCCCTTACCCAGAACCAATTTGACGCCCTATACAGCCTCTGCTTCAATATTGGAGGCACTAACTTTGCCAAGTCTACCGTAGTTAAGAAGATTAACGAAAATGACCTAAAAGGCGCTGCAGACGCTATTTTGATGTGGAACAAACCAGAGGTATTGGTTAACCGCCGCAAGCGTGAAAGAGAAGCATTTTTGGCCAATATTTAGGGCAAAAAAGTCTTACTTTCTGTATATTTAGAAATAGGGTATCTGATCAATACCCAATAATAACAACCTCGAGGATACCCAAATGGACGGATTTAATACATTACCCAAGATGCAGTGCTTTAAAGAAGGCGGCAAAGTTAAGCCTAAAGCAATGTGCTACGGTGGGAAGATGAAAGAAGGCGGCGCTGCTTGCAAAGACGATATTGAGCAAGACAAAAAGATGATTAAAAAGGCTTTTAAACAGCATGACAAAGCCGAGCATGACAAAGAGCCAACCGAGATCAAACTAAAACGTGGCGGCCGTGCTAAAAAAGAAACTGGCACCGTTAAGAAATTTAAGACCGGTGGAAGCGTAACCAATGTATATGAAGCCAAAAAAGGTTCTGGCGACTTAGATAACATCCAAAAGACTAAAGACATTAAACCCGCTAAAGCTGTAGCCCCATCTAAGGCTGCTGTTAAGCCTGTTATGAAGGGCAGCGACGTTGCTAAAGAAAAGAGCAAGCCTGCAGGTTCATCCAAAGCTAAAAAAGTGGCCGCTGGTCCTAAAGCTGCAGCGGCCCCATCTGGCGCTAAAGGCGGCCCAAACAAGTACAAAAAAGGCGGTGAAGTAAAAAAGTTTGCTGACGGTATGTCAACCGGCGTACCGTCTGATGAGGCACACAAACTTGCTTTAATGGAACAGATGCGTAAATTGCCCCCTTATATGCAACTTCAGTTGCTAAATCAGCAACAGGCTGTTGGTGGTCAAAATTCACTTAACCAACTTGGTAACCAGATGAATATGCAACAACAGCCACAAACAATGATGCCAAATGTTGACCAAATGAGTAATCCTTTAGGACAATAATATGCCATATAAATCAAAAGATCAACAAGCTGCAATGTATGCAGCCGCTGCTGGCAAATCAACCCTTGGCATTCCTAAAAAGGTTGGTAAAGAGTTTGTTAAAGCTGGCCCAGCTAAAACAAATTTACCACAAAAGGTAATGAAGCGAGCTGCAGGTCGGGGACGATAATATGGAAGATTTTAAACAAACTCCTAAGATGTCTGCTCAAGGCAGCCATTATTGCGGTGGTGGTAAAGTTAAAAAATACGCTGAAGGTAGCAGTGTTCAAAACCCATTGTCACAAGTTCAAGCTGAATCTAGACAAATGCAGCAACAAGGTGTTCCAGCTAACCCAACTCCTGAACAAATGCGAGCAGTAAGAATGACTCGTATTGCGGATTATTTTAGCAATAAACCCACTGGCAAACGCACTGGCGGTTCTGTAAAAAGAAAGAAGTAATCTATGGCGTATAGCAACACAACTGGTCAGACAAAAATCAATGTTGACCAGTTAATTTCATATGCGTTTCGTGATGCTGGTAAGACGGCAGAAGAAATCACGCCTGAGTATATTGGAGCTGCAAAACAAGCGTTATTTTACAATCTAATGGACTTGTCCAACATGGGTGTAAACCTGTGGCTTTTAGAAAACCAGTTATATGGTGCGCTAAATGCACAACAACAATTAGTGCTTCCGTCTACTGTAATTGATGTGCGTGAGGCTAATTGGGTTTATGTTATTAACTCATCTGCAGCAGAATATTTACCTTTAGATAACCCAGAATCTCCGGCTGTATTTGATCAGAATTTAAGCATACCATCTAGTTCAACCCCATCTGAAAATTGGTTTGGTTTGCAATACCAGCAACAACAAGCGGTGTACTATGTTGGTATTAATGGTTATGCAAGTGCTGGTGGAACACAAACTTACAATCTAGCTTACGAAGTAAGTAATGATGGCATTACTTGGACTACAGTAGAACAACTTCCAACAACAACTTTGTCTGACAAAGAATGGGCATATTTTAATATTTCTACTACCCCATTGTATATGTACTATCGTTTGCGTGAGACCGTAGCTGCTACATTCTCTGTTCGTCAAATTGTATTTTCAACTAGTCAACAGGTTATCCCTTTAGCTCGCTTAAACCGCGATGATTATTGGAACCTACCAAACAAACAGTTCCCAAGCCAACGCTCTTTACAGTACTGGTTTGATCGTACTATTGAGCCTTCAATGTACCTGTGGCCTGTGCCAAATAATGACTTCCAAATGTTCCAACTTATTGTGGAAGTTCAAATGCAAGACGTGGGTTCATTGACAAATGAGATCTATGTACCAGATCGTTGGTTGCCTGCAATTCAAGCACAACTGTCACACAAACTAGCCATTCAATTGCCTAATGTGGACATGCCTCGTATCCAGTATTTAGAATTGCAAGCCAATAAAATGTTCCAACATGCTAGTGATGAGGATCGTGATAAGTCTCCGATCTATTTCCAACCTAATATAAGCTACTACACACGATGAGCGTAATAATGACCTACGACTCGCTGGTGTTAAATATCCAGCAATATATGGAGCGTAACGACGCAGATTTTATTGCGCAGATTCCTAACCTCATTGCGTTGGCTGAGTCGTCTATTGCCGCTGAATTAAAAACCTATTTGCAGTTAATTGTTGTGGAAACTAATCTGGCAACAAACCAAACCATTGTTAACAAACCAGCAAGATGGCGCAAAACTGTTTCTATGAAGGTTAACGGTCAGCCAGTATTACTTCGCAGTCAAGATTATGTATCTCAATACCTGTCTGAATCTTCTAACGGCCAGCCACAGTATTACGCAGACTACGATTATAACAACTGGAACTTTGCACCAAAGCCAGACAAAAGCTATCCAGTAGAGATTATCTATTATGCTGAAATTCAGCCTTTAGATGCAAACAATCAACAAAACTTGTGGACAGCTATTGCACCACAGGCCATGCTTTACGGCGCGTTGCTTCAAGCACAAGGGTATTTAAAAGCCTTAGATAAGTTACCTATTTGGAAGCAATACTATACAGACGCGATTACCGCGCTTAAGAAAGAAGATAATTCTCGCCGTATGGATCGCAACGTATCGGTTCAGGAACCTTAATATATGACAACTCCAGTTTATACATCGCCCTTTACAGGTACTGTTGTTACTCCAACAGACGTATCTTATTCCTCACTTTCTTTCGGTGTTAATACACCACTGTTTTGGCCATCAATTGTTAATCAGGGCGTGGGTCAAAATCCTGCAACCCGTATTATTGATTGTGTGGCAACAACTACTGGTTTAGCAATTGCGCTCCCAGAAGCTGACCAAGGCACACTTGGTGCGGATATTTTATTTCGCAACAAGGGATCAAATTCATTTGTAGTTACGGATTACCTTGGTGGTAACTCAGTAACAATTGCAGCTGGTATTTCTGAATATTTTTATCTTACTGATAATACAACTTCAGCTGGAGTTTGGGGAAGTGTTACTTTTGGTGCGGGCACATCTTCAGCAAACGCTGCTGCATTAGCTGGAGCTGGACTAACTACAATAAATGGTCAATTAGCCACCACCCAAAATATTGTAGATATTTCAACTGCTCCTACGCTAACTGATATTAGTCGTGCAGCAACTTATAATTGGGGGTCTGGTGTAGGCAATATCCCATTACCAAACACTTCTTCATTATCTAGAGGCTGGTTTATTGCTTTTAGAAATAATGGTACTGGAGCATTATCTTTTACTCCGGTTGCACCACAATTAATTAATGGCACAACATCTATTACAACAAATCCGGGTGATTCCGGTTTTATATTTTATGATGCTAATACCACTCCCGGTAGTTTTATTACCGTTGGTTGGGCAGCTCCAAGTAATGTTGTGTTTACTGCGGCAACTTATGACGTGGATTCAATTGTTGGAAATACACTTAATCTATCTTCCAATGCACCAATTATCCAAACGTATGTTGCCCAATCTGGTACTCGCACACAAACTCTAGAAGTTACTTTACCTGCTATTACACAACTATACGTCTTACTAAATAGTACAAACCAAACTGGATACAACATTACTTTCCAAAATCAAGGAAGTAGTCAGTCTCCCTTAGTGTTATCTTCTGGTAATACCTATACATTATTAAGTGACGGTGAATTTTTATACATTTTAAATTCATCATCTTCATCTGTTTTTAAAGCAGTTAATGGCAATGCCAGCGGCCCATCTTATTCATTTTTAAATGACACCCATACGGGTATGTATTTGGATGGCACTAGTATTTTAGGTTTATCTGCAAATTCCACAGAAATTGTTAAGATAGATAACACCAATACTTCTGCACCGTTGGTGACTGTTAATGCTAGAATTGCTGCATCCTCAATTAGCGGCGGGACGTTCTAAATGGCGGCTGATAATCTTCAGCAAGATACCTCACAATTCACCAAGATTTATACACTAGCTATTCCAGCGGGTATAAAGCGGGATGGTACTGCCTTTGAAACTAATGAGTATACTGATGGTGTGTGGTGTCGTTTTCAACGCGGTGTACCTAAAAAAATGGGTGGTTATCGCACGCTTTTTACCAGTAGCGTTGGCATCTATCGTGGATTAGTTTCTCAGCCGTATAATGGTGTGAACTATATCTTTGCAGGTAACTATCAAGAACTTGATGTATTTGCTACTGGTATCAATTATGGTGTTGGTAGTGGTCCGTTTCCAGTTAATATGTTACCGGGCACGTCTCAGTTTACTTTAGTATCACACACTAGCTCTAGTTTTACTATTGCGGGCAATGTAACAGCTTTGTTTCCTACAGGCACTAATGTTATTTTTAATCAAACAACGCCTGTAAATTATGTCACCACAACGGCAACGTATTCGTCACCAAACACAACAGTAAATATTACCGGAACTATTTCTGGATCACCAACTAATGTTTGGTTAAATAACACCCCAGTATTTACTGCAGATCCAAAAAATGGACCATACCGTATTACTTGGCAATTTGATGCTCAATTTAGTCCTGCAGGTGGGCAGCTTTCACTGTTTTCTCATCCGGGCTACAATTTAATAGACATTGATAACGGTGTTCCTTCACAAGTTTTAGTTGGTAATATTGTACCAACCAATACAAACAGTTGGTATTTTTCTGGATTATCTGATAGTGCAGGCCAAAACCCGACATACCAACCTATTAGTGTTGATGGCGGTGTTTGTGTATTGTACCCGTTCATATTTGTGTATGGTTCACATGGTTACATAGCCAACAATAATGTGACTACTGGTTCTTATGGAACTCAAAGTTTTTATGATTGGAATGGTTTATTAGCCAATCAAATTAACGTAGCATCATCAAAAATTGTTAAGGGCATGCCAATGCGAGGCGGTACTAACTCGCCAGCTGGCTTGTTTTGGGCTACGGACAGTTTAATTCGTGTTTCATTTAACACTGGTAATACAACAAACGGTTTGTATTGGATTTACGATATTATTTCCAGCCAAATCTCAATCATGTCTTCAAACGCAGTTGTGGAGATGGATGGTATTTATTGGTGGATGGGTGTTGACCGCTTCTATGCTTATAATGGCGGTGTGACTGTAATTCCAAATGATAAAAATGTAAATTATTTATTTGACAATATTAATTATCAACAACGTCAAAAAGTGTGGGCCACCAAGATACCCCGCTATAATGAGATTTGGTTTTTTTATCCCCGAGGTACTGCTACTGAATGTACCGATGCCATTATTTATAATACCAAAGATAAGATCTGGTATGATGCCGGTCAAGCAGTTGGGGCACAGCGTTCTTGTGGGTACACCACAGAGTTGTTTCCTACACCTATTTGGGCTGATTGGAACTATACTCCAAACTATAGTAGTGCTTTTTCAGTTATTAATAACCCAGCGAGTTTGCCAGCCCCATCGATTAATCAAATCTATTTAGCTGGCGACCAAACTTCTGCGTTCTCTCCGGGTTCAGTTTTATCATTCTCTAATACCACTGGATTTAATAGCACTTATATTGTTACTTCAAGTGTTTTAACTTATAATACGACTATTGGAACCCCCGGTGTAACCTTGGTCACATTTAAAGGTTCTCCCGGAGTTAGCCCAATTGCGGGAACACTTGTCTATAAAATTACTGGCGGCTTTAGTATTTGGCAGCATGAATTTGGTCAAAATGAAATTACTTTGACAAACGAAAATGCTATTTATTCTAGCTTTACCACTAGCAATATTGACTGGATTACTGGCAGCCCGGGCAAAACACCAAACCCACTAACCCCTGCAGGCAGTCAGTTAGTTGGTATGAATCGCCGTATGCACCTGCGCCGTGTTGAGCCAAACTTCTTACAAACTGGAACCATGGGTATGACCATTTTAGGTCGTAAGTTTGCCAATGGTTCAGCCACTGACGCAACAACTTCAGGTCCATATTACTTTGATCCAAGCACTGATAAGATTGATTTGCGGGTTGAGGATAGGCTGGTTCAGTTAAAGTTTGAGTCCAATACCATCAACGGTAACTATGAGATGGGCCGCCTGATGATTACCGCTGAGTTAGGTGATGAGCGTCCGTGACAATTACCGCACGTTCACAACAGCCATTTTTTCCTTGCCTACCAGATTTAATGAGCTGGGAAGACTGGAATGGTAACCTAGCCATCTATTACGGCCAACAAAACATTATGTTTAGCTCCGAAGAAAATTGGAAAGAAGCCGCCACAAACATGATGAAAATGGAATCTTTTGGGGCCTACCCGCTACCAAACCCAGAACCTTATGATAGTTGGCAAGACTGGGCTAAAGAATTTACCCTATCTATTAACGGAAGAACTTACTAATTTAGGGCAAAAGTATACCGTTTTTTGTATATTTAGATACAGGACAACGGGAATACAAAATGATTGATTTTAAAGTTGAGCACTTCTTTTCAGACGGGGTCTATTCCCGTAAAATGACAATACCTAAGGGTGTTAAAGTGCCAACGCATAAACACAAGTTTAACCACATGAGCATTCTTGCCAGTGGTAAGGTATTAGTTAAGGTAGGTGGGAAAGTAACAGAGTATGTTGGTCCCGCGCAGGTAGAGATTGTAAAAGATCAAGTACATGATGTTTTGGCATTGGAAGAGTCTGTATGGTTTTGTATTCATGCCACGGATGTAACTGATCCAGAATGTATTGACCATGAGTTAATCAATGAGTAAGCATTTTTATAAGATTGCCGAGGGAGTTGATGTTGCACCATTGATGTCAGAATTAGTGTCGCAACCTGAACTTTGGGATGTTGATAATGAGCGTATTACATCAAGTATGCCACATTATCAAACCCATGATATTTGGTTAAGGTATAATGATAAACGACCATTTATTGAAAAAGGTAGTTTTGTTGGGTTTAATGACCCACACATTCCAATTTGGTATCCAGCAATAAATGCTTTACCATCTGCTAAAAAGTTAATATTTGACTTGATGGCAAAGGTTGACGGTGAAATGTTAGGTGGTGTATTGTTATACAACGTGCCCGCTGGTAAAGAAATTTTAATCCACACAGATACTGGTTGGCATGCTGATTATTTTGAAAAGTTTAATATTAATATTCAAAGCCAGCCGGGGTGTGAATTTTACTACCCCGATGCTAATGAAGCCATGACATCTAACACTGGAGATGTTTATTGGTTTAGAAATACTGTGCCACATGGTGTGCGCAACAACAGTGATAAAGATCAAATTATTTTAACTGCTTGTATTAAGACATTTAGAGGAACTTAAAATGCCATTTGCCGTTGTTGGAGCTGTTGCTTCCGCAGTAGGAGCCGCTAACACTGTGGCTAGTTGGTTTTGCTGTGGTCCAAGCCAGCCGTCTCGAGGTGGAGGCGGCGGAGGCGGTGGTCCTCGCGGCGGTAGCGGCACTGGCTGTGCACCTATGAGTGGGCTTACTGCTTCGTTTGCACCGAAAGGTAGTTCAGCAGCTTTAGTAGATCAACCTACTTTTACAGAAACAGAATCTCCACTTCCAGCTATTCAGCAAGCAGCCATGGCTGCACCGGCTGCCGTAAACGCTAAAACTGGCGGTGCCATTGGTCATTATGATGTTGGCGGCGGTATTCCTGATGTAAGCCTAAAACCTACCTTTGCAAAAGGCAACCCTCAACTTACAGGGTCATTTAGTAAGGGTATACCACATCCAGCAACTGGCCCAATCACATTCTCTGCGCACAAAGATGGCGGCCCAATTGGCCACAACCCAGAATTTTTCTCAGAGGGTGGTTTAAACCACACCTTCGTACAAGGTGCTGGTGATGGCACCTCTGACTCTGTACCAGCGATGTTGGCAAACGGTGAGTTTGTTATTCCCGCTGACGTGGTATCTAGCCTTGGTAACGGCGACAA